GTTATTAACAATGTTTTCTGCGGTGAGTATTCTAGCTGAAGCACCACTGACTTGTCCTCTTACAAAACCATTTGCACTTCCTGTATACGTTGAGTTCTTCAATGTTATCTTTTCGTTTAACTCATCGATGAAATCTAAGAAACCATTGTTTGTGTTTGCAGTAAAAGCTGTTGTATTTCCACACCAACCACCATGAGTTGTACTACCACTTAGAAAGATATTGTTTGTATTAGCACTTGCTGTGGTTGGAAAATCACCAAAAGCATCTACTTTAACTGTGACTTGATACTGTACACTATTTTGTACAATCTGTCGTACAGTACCATTTGCAAAGTTAGCACCTGATGTGGCTTTAGTTTTAAGTACACTACCAACTGCTATAGTCTGATTGTTAGAAAATGTCAATACAGATTCAGCACGTATCTTTTCTTCAGGGTTAAATGTACCTGCTTTATTATCATAAGTCATATATTCGTTATCAGGATTTTCTATGAACACAGTACCTTGTGACTTAGAAAACTCGGCTCTATGTAACTGAAATTTTAAATCTTCAGATTGAATAGGTGTATAAGTTTTATCATTTGCAGAACTGAGTAGAACACCAGCACCTGGTTGTTTATCAATCAACTCACCAGTGTCAACATCTTTTGCACCTAGTTGTGCTACCCATACTGCATACTCGTCTGAATTACCAGCAGGAACTATTGTGATACAATAGTCTTTGTAGTTCTTTAAAAATACAGGTGAGTCAAATGTAAATGTTGTTGCTGTTGTAGCAGAAGTTTCACTAGCGTTAATAGCTGTAGGAAACAAAGTCTTCGATGCATAAGGTAAAATGTTAGGAGTAGGATGCCCATTTTCTACTTCACGTATCTGTACAGTAATCGGTAAATTACCTGCTTTTCTGAAGAAGTATAAATCAACTTTAGTTATAAACACACCAGAAGATTGTTCTTCGTTTACAGAGAATGTTTGTGATATAGGATCTGGATTGATAGAACGTGTACTAAGAACAACTCTTGAAGTGTTAACCCTTGTGTCAGTTACATCTTCAGTATTTACTTGAGGAACTACAAGGTTCATAGAAGCGCCTCTTTGAGTAATCGTTAGAGGTATACTTGTGTAATCTGCAAAAGAAGATGTTGTTGTCAAGTCGCTTGCTATTTGATTGTTTGCTACATCTTGTAATTTAAATCTTCTAGTACCAATTCTAAACTTTAATGCGTTTGTATCAGGTATTCTGAATACACCATGAACAGAACCGGCTGAGTTTGTAATCAATGCACTACCCTCGGCGGCAGTGTTTGCATGTGCTGAGGTTGTTGGTGTTGTGAAACCAGACACCTGTTCATCATCAAAGTAAGGATAAACTCTTGTGCTAGGTTTCATACCATGTGCAGTAAACTTTATAAGTCTTGATCGCATGAACTCTCTTACAGCGACTTGTTGTATATAGTTACCTATATTAAAAGTCTGATTAGCAGGACTAATAGATGTCTGGATACCAGCACGTATTTGTTCTTGCTGTAAAGTACCTACAGTAGATATTGTTGAACTATTAGTTTCTGTTGTTATATTTGTAATCTGAGCATTGTCTGTATTAATCCAACTACCCCAATCAGTACCAGTAAATCCTGTGGCGGCTGCCAATTGTTCGAATGCATCAAACATACCTGAGAAGTCCATTTGAATATCAGGTAGTGCTGTAATGTCTGGTGTATTATCCATAGGTGGATCTAATGTCAAGTTACCTTGCCAGTTAAATGTTAACTCTTGAACTGGATTTCTAGCTTTACTTGCTTTGTCTTGATTTATGAAAGATTTGTGTGTGTATGCAAGTGTGAGGAGATTACCTGTCTGTGCTACATTTGTAGAAGTAAATGACTTATCTTTCTCCATGAGAATGTCTCTTCTCTTGAAGTAAGGACGTAGTATATTTCTATTTCTATCAATAGACGCTCTGTAACCTTTCTTTGTTGAATCTGATAGATTATGTCCATCAAAGTTCTCTACAAAGAAACCATTCTTAAATCTATCAAAACCAGAACTGTTAAACAATTGCTTATTCTTTACACTTGCCTCAAGAGCATTCAATGAAGAATAATATTCAGCATTCTTTAATCTTTCATCAATACCTCTCAAGTCTTTCATTGTATATCGTCTGTTATTTTCTAATGTAAGCTTTACACCATAATCGCCTTTATCATTATCTCTAGCAACTTTTGAAGATAGAGATGGATACACTGGCACATTTAAAACACCTAGTGTCATGGCGTTTGCTTTTTCTTCAGGCACTTTTGGTGTTTCAGCAGGTATACCTTTGATAGCTTCTAGTTTACCTTCTTCTGTAATAACAATTCTATCTTTTCTTGGTAAATATTGTTGTACATCTGCTTGAAAGTTTTCATCAGGTGCAACATTGAATGCACCATCTGAGTCTACAGAGAATGTATTAGGTGAAGCCTTTTCTGCTCCTGGATTTGTGGGTGAGCCTGCAATTGTAGCTGTCGTTGTAGGATCACAAGTATTAGCTTTTATAGGACGAAAATCTACAGAGTCACGTAATTCGTATGTCTTACCGGTTGTTACTGATTTATACTTGGGTATCTCAAATGTCTTGATAGTTGTTGCACTCTCAACAGAATCATCTACCGGATATGAATCTACTGATAAGAAACCTATACCTTGTGAAGTATTTCTTTCAAAAAATGAGAACTTGACAAGTATAGCTTTGTTTGTTATATTGAGAGAACTTGTAGACTTCTTAACAAGTTTTCCTATATCATACATATCATCTTTTTGTCCTGTGTCAAGATCAAAATGACTTGTTACATCTTGATCACTTGTAGTCACTGATGATGTATCAGCACCAAGATATACAGCTTCTATTTTAAAAACATCTGCGACACCTAAACTCCATGGACCATTTGCTCCAGCTGAGTGACTTTGAGTGTTGATGTTTATATATCTACTCTTTTTAATTGTCTTTGCAGTAGGTACAGCATTAGAACGTAGAACATTAAAATATACAGAGGCGGCAAAGCCACTTACAACATTAGCTTGCTGTAGATTAATATTATGTTGTGTTGATGAAGATTGTACAATACCATTTGCAGACATATCAAAGACATAGCCTTTAGGAAATACTTGTCTATGTGATACATTATCACTACCTGAGCCTACACCTAATCCGCTTTTTGATGCTGATATAGTATCTTTAGTTGTGATACTTGTAGCACTATTGACACTTGCAATAATATGATCTTCTGTTGTTGCACTACCAGTAAAAGGTCCGGCGGCATCGGTTATTCTTATGATATCACCTGCTTGATAGTCTTCGTTGAATTTACTACCACCAGCACCTGTTATTGTTTTAGTTCCGAATGATGCAATATGCCCACTTCTAGGAACTGTCACAGCTTCCGCTTTTGATACAACAATAACTTTTCTTTCATTAGCTGAAGATAAAGGACTGCCAGTTTCGTTGAGTGTTTCTACACCACCAGCATGTGCTGAGTTAGCTGTAACTGTTGCACTTAATGATGCACCTGAAGGTGTAAATGTAACTGTTTTTTCTGTTCTAAAAACAAACTGTGTGTCAATATTATTAGACGAGTCTTTTAATGTTTTTGTTCCTAGTGCTGAGAATGGTAACACTAATAAGTTGTTACTTGGCTCTTGTAAAACTGCATTACCACCTATAAGAACAGCATCTGCCAATGAGTTGTGTGTTGCCTCTGCTTCAAATACGGAACGAACATCTGCAAAGTTTTTATCTGTATTCATTCTTATATCAAATAGATATAATTTAAATTGTCCTTCGGCAGTTCCTGATGTGCCTGAGTGATATGAAAATCCTCTTACTTTAGCAGTACCTATTTCAGCACCTGGAGCTGTTGTAGTACCAAAAGTTCTACTAGATATTGCTGTACCGGCGGCATTACGTAAAGATACTTCTCTAAGTCCTTGGAAGTCCCAAGTACCAGCAACTTCATTTACGAATAAGTAATTACCAAATGTCTGTGTTAATACTCTAGCATCTCTTGTTGTAAAGTCTGTCGCTTTGTCTATTTCTAATGGTGTTGGTGCTATCAGTTGAACTTTTTGTCCGTTTACATAACCAATACCTTTGTCAACTTCAGCTACAAGTTTGTTTGCATCACCACCTTCGTCTGTGTTATATCTACCTAAGTTCTCACTAGATTTTAGATGTTCACGAATACGAATTGTAAATGGTTCTGTAGCATAGTTGCCTAGTGTCTCATGAAACTTCATAGCAACATGTTTACCAATGTCTGAGTACACTGTCTCTTTATTATTTCTGATGAGAATACCATCTTTCAATTCAGCAATAGTAAAGAATGTTTCTGTATTCGCCGTACCTGTGACTCGTGATGCAAGTGTTGGTGATAATTTTAATCTATCTGCTCCAGGGGCGGCAAAGTTAGTAGAACCTGATGCATTATCTGTTAAGGTGCTATCTATATTAGAATCAACTAAAGTTTCAATTGTTTGAAAACCAACTTTCTTAGATGGTGATGTACTATACTTATCTACGATATGACTCTGAGAACCAACTTTTACGAAATGTCCTTTGTGAAAAATAATACCATCTGTTACTGATGCTCTTGTACCTAGTCCAGTAGAGGTAGAAGTTATTGTGTTGGCGGCAACTATAAAGCTTGCTCCTGTTCTGGTTCTTATTGTAAGAACTTCATTGTCAGCAAAAGCTTTAGTTGTATTATTTGTACCTGAGTTTGTGTACTTGACAAAGAGTGTCATGTTATCTGGACTAGCCGCCTCAGAACCATCTGCAACATCTATTAACTGTGCAGTCATACCTGAAGTAGTACCGCTAATTGTTGCATTTGCTACAACACCACCGGAGAAAAAATCTGTTAGTAATATAACTCTGTTGTTAGCATCTTTGTCTCTAAGTTTCACAAAGTTTATATCTTCTATTTTTAAGGCAGTACCTGTGACAATTGTACCATCTACTAATATTTCATTACCAAATCTCTCTATTTGATTTTGTAGTATTGTCTGTAGCTGAGTTAATTCTCTAGCTTGTACAGCAAAACCTGGACGAAACAAAATTCTGTTGTAATTTTTTGTTTCATCAAAATCATCGAAATAAGGACTTTGGTTTAAATTTGTTTCGGTTGCCATCTACTTTACCTTTAAAAATCTAGTATAACTTTTATGTCTTCAGTTTGATCTATTGCTCTGTCAACTTTCTGAAAGTTCTCTACATGTATAAACTCACCTGAGTATGTATTTGCTTCTGGACCTGATATTGTTGATACAGTTGCAACTTTTGTAGGACTTCCTCGTTTTAACAAAATGTCGTTCTTTGTAAATGCGATATGATTACCATAACTATCTACATTATTTAGATAGATATTAAAGAATGATGTATCGCTAATTGTTTCATCATCTTTAATAAAAACTATTGTTCCGTTTGCACCATTTGATGCTTGTGCCACAGATTGATTGGCTCTTGCAGAAGCGTTTAACTCTGTTATAAAACCAATTGTACCGTTTTCAGCATTTAATCTCATTCTTTCATTTGTTATCTCATCATCAACTTGAAATTGATTCTGCGGTACATTATTTATGACTTGTTGATAAGAGATATTTAATCTTGTCATTAATCTTAATGTATCTGCACTATTAGATGTATTCGCTATAGCCTCTGTCATAATAGCATTATTTGAGTTGACTTTTAGAATAGGATCTTTTAATATACTTACTGTTCTAAATTCTGTGTTTGCAGGAATATATCCAGCACCTGTTGCTGATACACCTTGACTACCTTTGAACTGTGCATTCAAACAAATTTTATTACCACCTAGTTCTCTAATAGCATCTTTACCATGTCCGCCTATAGGTGATATAATTACATTTGCAGTAGCACCTGTTCCTTGAATTGTGTTTGATGATATGTGTGCTGTGGCGTGTGTGTATTTAGAACCTACTGCAATAACATTTACATTAGAAATATTACCATTTGTATTTACTAAAGAATAAGCTAACGCTCCTACACCATCACCTATAATATTTACTGTTGGTGAAATAAGCACAGTAGAAGTTGTATCTGGTGTTGTTGAGAAACCTGTGTTAGTTGTAAGTGTTCTAGTTGAGCCATCATAGTTTACAATTCTTCTGAGTTGTCCTAGTCCAGTGCCTGATTGTATGTAGACTGAATCACCATTGTAATGATTATCTACTGAAGAAGGATTACCTTGTGCTAACTGAATTGTAGTTGATGTAGCACCTATAACAGGAGTGCTGTTCAGCATACCATAACCTGAACCTACATCATTTGTTTCTATAATTTGTATAGCACCATTCACTGATGCGTTCTGAACTGCAAGTTGATTAGTTTGTTCAGTAGAGCCGTCAGTAGCTGTCAATGTTTGTACTGGTACATGTGATGCTGTCAAAAATTTATTTGCCAATCCTAAACTAACAGTATACATATACTTCCATGTATAACCATCTGATGTAGTAAAAGGTGTTGTAGAAAAACCAGCAGGCTTCACAGTTGATTGTCCACCTTTATTATTATACAGACATTTATATATGTTGTTCTGATCTGTTAGTACGTAAAAGTCTGATTCGTACAAATTTATATTTGTGTGTTTGTACATAGGATAAACTGTGCCTGTAACCCAATCGTGTCTAGGAATAACATGACTTACATCGGTTGGATTTATCTTCTTGGCTCCTATAGCATCTTTCCAGATAGTATAATGTTTATCTTTGATTGTCTCTGTAGCTGTAGGTGAATTTGGCTCGTTGGGCCAATGTGTGCTTTTACCTAGAACAGCATAAAGTACAGTTGAGTTCTTTGTGCTTCTTCCGTCTGACTCATTTACAGAATCTACGAAAGCTTTAGCACCCATGATGTTCATTTCTTTACTAGCATAAGAAGTCATTATGATACCGTTCCTGAAAAATAATGAGCATTCGCTCCTGTTATATTACCATGTGTCCAATTCACAGCGAGATTGGCACTAGTTGCACTGCTGACTATATTTAGTCGTGCTTGATAAAAGACATTGCTAATTGGACCTATTATTATTGATTGTCCGTTAGCAAATTCTGTAGTAAATTGTGTACCAGTTCCTGTTACTGTATTAGCATTATTAGTGATAGCTATTGTACCTGTCGCAACTTTTCTTTTTCGTACTAGACTTGTAGACACAGATTGATTCATAGCATTTGTAGAAACTTTGAATTTACCAAAAAACTTTTGTCCAGATGGGTGTATTAATCTTAAAGCAATATCTTTATATCTCGACAATGCTATAGAGGCTTCTACTTCATAAGAAAACTCTTGATAGAAACTACTATCTTGTATGAACCCTCTAGCAGAAGATACATGCCCTCTTGTTGATGCATAATATCCTTCTGCATTTGCTATACCATCTATGGTAATTCTACCTGTTC